GTATATTAATAAACATCTGCATACATAATAGAAGCTGATTCAGCAACAGTAATGTTTGATACTGTATAGCTCTTTGAATAAGAAGATAACCAACAATCAATGTATGTTTCAACATAGAATTCATCATCAGAACCATTACGTCTAGTTTTTGTTTGAATTTCCAAAGGAACTTTTTGGTCTTTCAACGTCTTAAATACTCTACGTGTATTAACATGATAGCTATCTGCACCATCATCATTTTCAAGCGTTGGAGCATCCCAATTATTAGATGTACCATCTTTTTCTTTATAGACTTTACTACCAACTTCGTTAAATGCACGACCATTAGTTGTTAAACCAATAGCGTTCCAAATAGAAGATTCATACAATGCAATACGGTTGACTTGTAATGTACCTCCACGGTAATTCGTTGGAACTGCCTGTACAACACCTTCCCAACCGATAGCTTGTAATTTATTAACCTGTCTTTGTTCACTAACATTAAAACTTTGTATCATTCCTACAATATATCCATTTGCATAAACAAATATATTCGTAGAAGTTGTAATCAACGAGTTATCATTAGATGAAGTCGGTTGCATTGTATTATTTGCAACACGAATATCATTTCTAGTAGCACGATGGGTATTTGTAGAAGTGTTTTGACCAAAGTTATTAAAATGTTTACTTGCATCATAAGCCATATTCTACTTCACCCCTTAATCTTTTGCCGTAACATAATCAGAATACACATCTGAATACTGTATTGTAGCCGTTTCTGCTACTGTTATTTGACCTGCACTAATAGCTTTTGAATAAGCTGATAACCAACAATCTACATATGTTTCTACATAGTATGCTTTTGTTTCCATATCAGGCATTTTAGTTTTAACTTGAATTTCAAGTGGTACACGTTGTTCTTTTAAATTTTTAAAAGGATTACCTAACGTATTTCCTGTACCGCCTTGGGCTACTGCGTTACCAGGGATTTGTTCAGAATATGTAGCAAAATGTCCTGTTTTTGTCATACCTAAAGCATTAAACAAATTACCATTGAAAAGAGCAATACGGTTAATAGAAATCTGACCACCATTCGTATTACCTGGTGCCATTTGAACGACACCTTCTGTTCCTAATTCTTGAATAGGGGTAATTGTACGAGATTCAGAAGGGGAGAAGGATTGAATAAATCCAACCCTCTGATTATTACAATAAATTTCAATGTTTGTAGATGTAATAGGTAATGATGCACTATTATCTAAAATACCTACCATACCTGTAGCACGTTGGGTATTTAGCCATTTATTAGTATCAGATGTGTACGCTGACTGCGTACCATTGACTAATGCCATGAAAAATCACCTACCAATTTATTAAACCTTAATTAAATTAATTACGAACCTGTTGAAGAAAATCCAAAGGAGATTGTAATATAATTCAATGGATATACTGCTTCGATTTCAAATTTAACAAGAATTTCGCGTGGGTCATCAGGTGAATCTGAAACAGAAGGACCAGTATAACCTAAGATGATTTCTTGGCTTACAAACTGACTAAGAATACTATTAATAGAATACTGAACATTACTCTTAGCAGAAGGAAGGTTTTTAATACCAACATATAATTCATCACAAGTCTTACGAACCTGTGCAATTACATAGTCCTTAATCTGAATAAGTGTAATTTCTGTTGTATTTACTTCATCATCACAAGTTGTAATACCATGACGTACAACAAGAGCATTACTCTTTTCATGAACTACTGTACAACCGCTTTCAGCAAGAGCATTTTTCTCTGTTTCTGTATATGTATCAAGCAATTCTTTAAAACCGCAACCAATCTTCTTACGTGTTAATGGTTCTGCTACATCATGTGTAAAACCAACTGTAGCTACACCCAAAGCAAGATAGCAACCAGGTAATGTACGAGTATTAATACGACCTGTATTAACATTCTTTACATCATAAGCAACACGACCTGGGACAACATAGACAACACGTTCATCGTTATATGCTTCTGCCTGTTGTTTCATACCCAAGGTCTTATCCGCTGCAGTAGCATTTTTATTAATCTTCTGTCCTGCATAAGCAGAAAGATAAACCATACGTTCATGTCTACCTTGTTCACTTGACATTGCATCAACGTGAGCCTGTGCATGAGCACCAACTACTGTTGATGTAGTTAAAGGAACTATAGCATTAACATTTTCTGTTCCTGCTACATCTTTTTGTAACTTATCAATAGCTTTATTCATTTCATAATCTGAATCGTTCTTTGCTTGTACACAACAAATCGTTGTTACGCCCGCACGGAAAGCTAATTCAGCACCTAATGTTAATGAATTTGTTACAATAGAAGAAGCCGTAACATCATAGTTACCATATTCTTGGACAACATCATCATAGGTATAAAAGATTTTTGGTTCATAATCTTCTTCCGATTTCTTATATTTATAAGAAACATAATAAACATTATTTTCAGCAATTGCTTTACCAAAGACTGCTTTCTTTGTAATTATGCGTACACAATCTCCTGTTGTAATAACAGAAGAGTCAAAATCAGGAAGAATAAATGTAATACCAGGGATTACATTAAGATATTCACTAACTGCACCAACTGCACCTTCATATAATGCAGGGGAAATTTCTGTACCAGTTTCATCTTCTTGATAAATCTTGATTTCTTTTGTTAATGGGTCTGTAACCTGTACAACAAACTGACCACTAACAACTTCATCGGAATCAACAATCATGAAATATTCATATTTGGATTCATCATCAACCTTATCCTTATTTAATGGAAGGAAAGATTCACGAAGTTTCTGACTGTATTGTGTAATTGTTTCATCGAAAACAATCTGTGGTTCAATTTCTGTTTTTGGTGCTTGTGTTTTAATTACTACACTATCACCAACATGAGTAATAGAATTACCATCTGCATCAGGTACAAACAAATCTTTAATCTGAATTTTAAGACCTGGGATTGCAGCTGTATTAAATTCTTCACTTACTCCCCATTCGCCCATAATTTTCTTGGTAGCATTATCTGTTACACGATAGCAACCGCAATTAACATGAGCGGAATCGGCATGGTCAAAAGCATCTTCCAAATATGTAATTTCAAGTGTATATGAACCATCAACAATCTGATATTGTAAATCATC